TTTACATCAGCCCCTCTCCCACAACCATAGTCTAGGACTGGCCCTTGTATGTCGGTGTTGTTATATAACCAGCGTGAAGGAGAACTCGGCTTGCTGCGCTGACCCGCAGTTCTGTGATATTGTGTAGTAGAGTGTCGTTTCATGCGCCTATTATACCATAATCTGAGCCTCAGTCAACACAAAAACGAAATTTATCGAAAAGAGTTAGGGGCCTCTCTATATACTTTAGAGGTAAATCATGCAAGATGTTTTCAGACCATATTCATTAGTTGTTAGAGGTGACGATACCGATGCCTCCTCTATTACGTTAGTAGATTCAGCAGGCACAGCCCTAAAGTGTAATTATATATCAGTCCAGGCGTCTGGTGAAGATGGAGGGTTTTATAGAGCAGCTATAGACGTTACAGGCTTAACAACTCCCCTAGCCTCATGGCCCACAGTGGATGGGGCAATCGACGTTACCACAAGCGCTGCCCCTTGCCAATTTGCAAGCACGGCTAATGGGGCTGTAGACTTTGTTTTGCTTCCTACGGATGTTGCGAGTGCGGTAAACATACGCCAACAGCAAACTGATAATACCATATATTTTATATCCTATGGGTACGTAAAAGGGCCTACCAACCCCAACAGAAATGAAGACTATCCTTCTGGATCATAATAAATGCTCTTCGCAAGATTTAAGCCAGGGAAAGAAGTACGCCCAAGATTTAGTCCTGTAGCTCTCCAAAGAGCCAGCGGAAACGCTACTCAATCTTCTTTAGTATTTTATGAAAGCAAAACAAAATACGCAGTATTTACTTTTAAAAGAGGAGGAAGCCGCAACAATGGGTACCGCGCTACACTCTATGCGGCTGGAAGCAATAGGTTTAACTTTAAACTATTTAATGCAGATGGTTCGGTAGTTTCACAAAAAACGGTTACAACTGGAATGGTTGATATGCCTGCGGGAATTGCAGGGAGCGCTAAGTTAGGCCCTCTCCTCAATTGTACGGTTGTGGGGACTTTTTCCACCGCGCCCACTCTATCAGGAGGGACAGCATTCGCAAATGCTTCTCGTTTTGGTAGAGGAAGAAGATAAACTTACGCACTTCCCTCAATGAGTTGCCAGTCATCAGGAGGCAGAGAATCCTCCTCACTATCCTCTGGTCGTTGCTCTAGATGCCGATTCATTCCGAGCAGGGCGTATCCCACAATATCTCGATAGGGATTCTCATCAAAAGCACTAGGATCGTTTGCCAACCTAAAAAGTTTATCAAGGATCCTAGCAATAGTAAGGAGATCGTCATATTGATTGAGGTCGATGCCTTCTGGGAACATCTGGCGTAAGCACTCACCACTCCTACCAAAAGAATCGCCATAAGCCCGTTGCTTATCGTGTACAAGATCTCCAACTGCGTCACCTAACTGTGAAAAAATGTTATTCGTCATATTTTAATTTCTCTTCTAATTCATCTATTTTGTTGAGGAACGCTCTGCGATCCATATAATTTACTAAAGCCATAGCCACTATCTGTCTTGAAGAAATAGATCCAGCCACTAGATTGGCATACATCTCTACTTCATCTAAGTAATTACGCAAATCCAAAGGTAACTCTTTTACCCTCAGCATCTTACAAGCACAATCATGAATAAATGCTTGAACAGCCATCAAAACCACATAGGGATGGGTTCCCCTAACTCCTCTGAAACTTTAAAAAGCTCATCGTAGATATTCATCACTTTTTGTGCGGAATCTCTGTACTCCCCCTCACTTGCAATATGCTTATTATACTTCGTTGTATGAGCCGCAAACGTGCGGTCGTACTTCTTTTTTAGTTCATCTCTTTCTTGTTGTAGGTTTTTCATTTTTTTAAAGTATAGTTAAAGGGGTTGGTCCGTTAAAACGGGAAGACCACCTCCGTAGGAGAAAGTTCCTGGAGGAGTTCCTTGGTTAATGTGGTCGTATGCTGTCCTTTCTACATCTATAATTAGCACAACGCGAGTTTCATCACTTCTATTATGACATGAATGCCATACTGTATCATCAAAAGAAAAACATTGTCCCCGATCCCACCGTTTAATAATATCACCCACTATTAAAGCAGCGCGGTCTTGTTGTTTTGGAATTATTAAAGGTAATTGAAATCTTACCACCGAATTAGTAAAGCCTGTATGGGGAAGAATTTCAGTTGAAGGTTTCATTACGGAGAAACTTGCGCTCGATAGCCCTGGGATGTCTTTCAGCAGTTCCCAGGTCTTAGGACAGGCTTTACAATTCCTTTCAACCTTTTCATGAAAGAACATAAACGGAAAAACCTCCCAATCTCCATTATACATATCCTCCTCAACATAAGGAAGGAAACCTGAGAGGCTTTTTGCTGCCTCTTTAACGGCAGAAAGCTCTACCTCTCCTGCATACACATCCTCTTCGCTATGAGTGAAGTGGCTTGAGACCCTATCATATTCCTCAAGTATATCTTCCCAATGACGTTCTAGACTCCTAACAAACGGAAAGCACGACGTTTCATAAAACATGGTACCTTATTATAGTCCCCCACCTATTTCTTTTGTAGCTCTTCTCGTTTCTTCTGCAACTTCATCGTAGTGATCCTCCTCCAAATAAGCCAAGAGTTCAGTATAAGCAGACAAGCGGCCCTTTGCGTACTCTTGCAAGGATGTGCCTCCATCCGTTCTATATTCCGAATTAAGAATTCTTAACCAGCGCTCTTGCTGCTCTCGTAGATATATGATTAGCTCACTCATCTTTTTTAAAATCTAAAAGCAGAACAACACGATCTACGTCACTATGATTATAGGCATAGTGTTCTAAAGTATCGTCAAATACTAAGGTTTTTCCCTCGGCCCATCGTCTAGGCTCATCACCCACTACTAGAAGGCAACGAGAAGGAGTGTAAAGCCCAAGGTGACAACGCAGGACTTCTTTTGTGAAACCAGTATGAGGGTGAATATCCGTATCATGTCGCAGGATAGAGAAGGCAACGTTAACCAAGTTAGGAATTCCTTTCACAAGATCCCATGTCTTTGGACAACGCTTTTGGTTCTCTTTAAACTCTCTATCAAAAAATCTAAATGGGAATACATCCCACTCCCCTCTGTACAAATCTTCTTCCTGATAAGGAATAGATGCGTTTGAAATACTATCATATTCCTCACGAATACTCTTCCAATTATCCTCCAAAGCTAAGACAGAGGGGAAGCGGGACGCTTCTAAGAACATTACTTAGTTGGTTTTGCGGGACGCCTAGCTGGCTTTGCGGGACGCTGACGCTTACCCTTCTTGCCTTCTTTAGCTTCCTTAACCCATAAACCTCGTCCTGTGTCACCTTTAGAGCCCATGCGCTTCATATGCTGCTGCATGAGTCCTCCTCGCTGCGTTGTGCTTCTACGAGCACTCTCAAAGCCGCAGCACTCCGAAGAGCACGAGGTAAAGGCAACTACTGCAGCCGCAACAATAGCGGCCCACATAAGGTTTTTTTCAGTTAAATATTTTTTCATATCAATTCTCCTTGATCTGTGTAGTTTCTACACCTGCTTTATTTAGCAGAGCTAACCCACTTTCATCTCTGTATTTTTCAAAATAAACTACCCTTTTTATCCCTGATTGAATCATTAACTTAGAACACTCATAACAAGGACTACAAGTAATATATACTGTTGCGTCTTTGGATGAATTAGTAGAGCAAGCAAGTTTAGTGATTGCATTGGACTCTGCGTGAAGCACTTCTGGCTTGGTGTAGTAGTGGTCAACATGGTCAACATATTCACAATTATTATCAAAACCCCTAGGAGTTCCATTAATGCCCTCTGCTATAATATGCGTATCTTTGACGATTAAACATCCAACCTTTCTCCTCTGCGCGTGTGAAAGAGTAGACAACTCTTGCGCCATACGCATATAAGTTTTATCTAACTTACTCTGTTTCATTACGCTTCCAACTTATAGTAATAACCATACTTCTCATCAGCCCACAGAAGACTGAGGGCTGGGTACCTTTCTTTTACGTTAGTAGGAGTTAAATCATCCTGAATATGAATTTCGGCATCATTTCCTCCTACTGACCCTTGTGGATAATTAAAAGGAACCGCAACCAAACAATTTTTAGACGCAGCGACTAAGTCTTGAGCGTCCAATACCGTCAAATGTTCTAAGACATCTCCAAAAATAATAAAATCATAAGAAGCTACATCAAAAGTACGGACATCTTGTATAAATACTGTTTGATACCTCTCTCTCAGAGAGAACTGAGTAACATACGGTTCAAAAATCTCCACACAATCTAAATGATACCCATGTGGAGCTAGTAACTCGACATACCATCCTGCTCCAGGGCCTACATCTAATATCTTAGCATTAATAGGAACGTTCGCTAAGATAAACCCTTGTGCGAATTCCTTACCTTCTGAGTACGAATAAGGCATTTTCTTAATGGTACTCCCGTCAGGACTCGAACCTGAAATCTACGGATTAGAAGTCCGTTGCATTATCCAATTATGCTACGGGAGCCTAATCCCCCCTCTCTATCCTATAACTATCATCTTCAAAGTGTTCAGTTGAGAACTCAAACAACTCACTATCTTCCAATGCAATCATTTGATGGATTAGTCCTCTGTATATTTCAAAGCTATCCCCTGGAGTTAGTAGTCTTTCTTTAATTCCTGCCTCTATCGGGAACGACCCATAACGCAAGAGCATCTTACCCGACTGCAAATAAAAGGTTTCGTGCTTCTTCTCATGATAATGAAGTGAGCATTTCTTCCCCTCTTTAAAGAATAAGAGCTTTCCGCAATACTGTTCGTCGTTGTGGATCCACAATTCATATCCCCACCCTTTAGGGTAATACTTAGGTTTCATCGTTTAATTTCTACTGTAGTGGTAAGATGGATGGGACTCGAACCCATACTGAACAGATTTTAAGTCTGATGCCTCTGCCGATTGGGCTACCATCCCATATATAATATGCAGCCTATTTCTATTGCGAAAAAGGTGACTGCGCACTACTTTTTAGGTGCGATCTTTCTCTTCTTATCTACTTTAATATCGTCAGGATGCGCGAAGATAGTATTCTTCAATGCTCTGCGGATTCCGCGCTCCATGTCGATAGGAAAATCATCCTTCTTCGTCATCAGTGTCATCCTCCGAACTATCCTCTTCCTCTTCCAGACCCAAAAGCTCTTTAAGCTCAGTAACCGCTTCTTGCATCGCCTCTTCTTGAGAGAGCATATCTGCTAATTGGCCCTCCATTTGGTTAATTGCTGCCTTGAGAGGCCCTATGTTTTTCTCACAACCTTCAAGAAGTTGTGAGAGGTATTTTTCAGTTGTTTCATCCATAATAATTTCCTTTTTTTATGTTGGTAGACCAGATTGGACTTGAACCAATGACTACAGCCTTATAAGGACTGCGCTCTAACCGACTGAGCTACTGGTCCTCTGCATACATTATAGGCGCGTCTCCTAGTTTTATAGAGAAGATGATTGATATTTTTTTGTACCCACAATCTGCATCTCGTTGTCTATAATTCTGGGCTTGTAGAGGGCATCTTCTCCCTGCTTGGGAATCTGTTTGTTTAAAATCGCATCTGCTACTTTTATAGAAACATTATTCTTAATGAAGCGAGCGATATTCCTAGCCCCATACTCAGCCGAGTAACCGCCCTCTACAACAAAATTCAAAAGAGGATCAGTGATTTGCAAAGGGAGCTTCTCTAATTGAAGCCTAGCGATCTCCTTAACATCCTCTTTTCTCAATGAATTAAAGTATATGATTTCATCAAGTCTATTTAAAAACTCTGGGCTAAAGTTCTTCTTTAAAGAAGTCTCTATAACCTCCCTCGCAACAGCCTTCGTAGGCTCTCCCGCAGCAGTTCGCCCAAACCCCATAGGATTTCTCTTAATCTCAGAGATACCTTGGTTAGAGGTGAAAATAAAGATAGATTCACTAAAGTCTAGGATGTTCCCTAAATTATCAGTACATGTCCCATCATCCAAAAGGGATAACAGGAAATCATAAAGTTTGTGATGTCCCTTCTCGATTTCATCAAAAAGAAATACCCAACGATTAGACTCTTCTGCCTTCTCACCTAACAAGCTCTTCTCTGAGTGTCCTACGTACCCTGGAGGGGCTCCGATTAACTTAGCATACTCATGGGCGTTAGCATACTCAGAACAATTTATTTTATAGAAATTCCCACTGTACTGCTCTCCTAACAATTTCCCCAACTGGCTCTTGCCTACGCCTGTAGGGCCAACAAAGAGGAACGCTGAATGCTGCGACAGGCCCGAAGCTAAGAGCTTCAAGGAGCGCACAAGAGCTTCAATCGAATGCTGCTGTCCCACAATATTATCACACAGATGTTCCTCTAGGGATTTGATATCTTCTATAGAGGATAGCTGAATAGGAACAGGCGTACCAGCCTCCGCAGCAACACCATGCAAATGACGTAGAACTGCTCCATCCACTCCCTTAAAGAAGGTATCAGCATTCAAATCATTACAAATAAACTCTAAAGCGAAAGGAGGATATACTCCCACAATAGACTGATACGCCGAGTCTAATACGTCCGCAGACTCTTCTAAATCATTAGGTAGAGAATCGAGAAACTTTTTAGAATCTTGTAGGAATTGTCCCACGATAAACTGTTTATACTCTTCAACACTTACAGGAGATGCAGCCTTTTCAATCTTAGTGCGGATTTTATGATACAAGTCTCTCTCTTCTTCTAAGGGAAACCCCTTTACGAAGAGCACCAGACTTAATTCATCACAAACCACCTTGTAGGTGTTTTTAGCTTTTTTAGTCATTACTCAAAGTGTCGAGTTCAGAAAAAACGGACGCAGGGGAATGGGCCGAGCCTTTTGTTTTTTCACTAGTGGACTCTTCCATTTTAATCATCAATCCAATAATTTTAACCACATTATTCTTAGACGCTTGGGCAACCTTTAAGCAGTCTACCATTAAATTTTTTGCGGCTGCGTCTTGTGGGTTTTCGTCTACCATCTGACGAAAAAATCTATGAGTATCCAAGGCTAAAGACCTGTCTTCATTAGACTCATCAATCAGCTTTTTTGCAATTTTCTGTAACCTTGTGCCCCCTAACGGGTTATTTTTTGGGATATAAGTTGTAACCATTATTACCCTCCTTATTAATATCTAGGGAAGAAGCTAGAAGACTTTGAGTAAAGTATTCACACATTCGCAACAATCCCGCATAAGTTACGACAAATGGGAAAGGGAACCCCTCCACTTCAAAATTTGGGTCCACTACTTTCTAATCTCCACATGAGCTAAATGAACGTCACGCAGGTCGATCCCCTTAGGAAACTCCACATTTACGCTTGCATCCCTGAGAGCCTTAACTAAGTCCAGTCCCTCTGGCACATCCATTTTTAATTCTAATTTAACAACGAGAATTTTATCCTCTGTATTTGCAGCCTTCGTCTTGGCTGTAAACTTCATAGGTATCTTTTCCTGTTTTTCTCCCCAAATCCAACTCATCATATAGTTCCTCTTAGGGACCCTACCATGTGAACAATACACACATAACGTGATCCTTTCGTAACAGGACACACTTGATGTTGTGCCCATCCATCCCACGATACAGCAGAACGCTTCTTACGCTCTAAATAACTCCCGTGCTTCTTACCATCCAATACGATAGTCTCTCCCCCTTCGTAATCATCATTAAGTAGGATAGCCGCTGTCGCAACAATAGGAGGGTGAACTCCTGTCGGTCCTAAATCCGCATCACAATGCATACCAAACATTCCCCCAGGAGCGTCATATCTCATCACCCAAAAACCATGATTCCCCGTAATTGTGTGGCAAACATTATTATTAAAATGTTTGTTCGCTTCGCGCAAAAAAGTTTGTCCTAAATCCATAAGGTTAGGAAGCAGAGAAACTACTCTAGGATCCTTAGATGCTTCATCCCAATATGCGTCTTCAGAAAAGGGATTAGAGATCTGAAGTTCTATGCAATTAGGATTATCATCCCAGATAGTCTCTTTTCCTTTCTCATCAACTAAATCCATCAATGTTTGTGCCATCTCTTTCGACATAACATCTTGATACATCAAATAAGTAGGGGCCAAATTGTGGACTGAGGGTGCGGCAAGCATTACTTGAAAGTCCCCGTATAGTGCATAACTAAGGCGTAGCGTGAGCCTTCGATAACTGGTGATACTCTATGCTGTGTGAAGCCATCCCACATTACTAAGGATAGTTTTTCTCGATTTAAAATCCCTACATTAGAAAGGCAGGTCTCGCCTCCTGTGAAATCATCATTTAACATGATACATGCTGTCGCAACAATGGGAGGTCGTATACCGTTTGGTCCTGAGTCCCAATCACAGTGCCAATCAAAACCTCCTCCCTGCGTATACTTTAAAATCCAAAAACCATGATACCCAGTAATTGTTTCACAAGCTGTATTTGTAAACTCCCGATTCATGTGACGCATACATGATTCAGCTAATGAAAAAAGTTCAGGAAGAACGGAGACAATCTCCTCATCATTCTTGCGCTGAACTTTAGAAAATGGGTTCGCTATTTGATATTCTAAGCAGTCTGGGTTGTAAAACCATCCAGATTTTGTCCCGCGCTCGTCTACTAAAGAGCATAACGCAGATGCCGCTTCGGGAGAAATAGCGTCCGTAGCTGTAATGTAGTTAGGATTAGGGTTATGATTTACTAGGTTTTCCATGATTGGTAAATCGTTCAAAACGATCCTCACTTATATCATAGTCCCTGGATGCTATTCTTCGTCCTAAATTACGCTTCTTTTTTTGTCGAGAAGCCTTCGCCTTATGCTTTCGTTTCCCTGACCCATCTTTTTTGTTAAATCTATAAGTTCTTCCCATTTTTAAAATATATAAGAATCTTCATCATCGTCATCTTCATCATCGAAACTCGCTAAGAAAGAATACTCATCTAAAGACTTAGCTACTTTCCCTTGAACTGGGAAGGTAATCGCTACCCCTCCAGCCTTAGCATCCCAGTACATCATCGCACAATCAGGATCCTCTTCCATCATTTCATAGATTAGATTGTATAATTTGCAGTTTTTATAGTACCGCATAAAGTCCGAATCTCCCGCTTTAAACTTCTCAGCCCCATAAGGGCGATTAAGGAAGAACTGCATTTGAGCAACGGTTATGAATAAGCCTTCACTATCACTAGCCAAAGGCTCTCTAAATTCAGGATTTTTCATGGATATACGAATAGGGAGGGAAATACGTATTTCCCTCCCCACCCTATCTCCTTCGGCTAGTTGAGGGAAACGTTCTCTCCACTATATGTACTCGCCAAATCCCAAAGTTGTGAGTTGAATTTCACATCTTTTTGAATAGAAGTAAGAGGGCGCACTCTGCGACGGGTAGAACCGTTAAGGAAACCACCTCGAATGAGGTTCTCTTGAGCGACATTAAAAGTCCTCCAGAGATCAGTCCCACGGTCTTCTTCTCTGCGAACAGTAGCCATGTCTCGGATCAGACCCTCATCAGGGTTCTCGAAACGAATCTTAGCAGCATCCGTAAAGAAGTCCAGACGAGAACGCTCACTAAGCTCAGTATTCTGCCAAGTGTCGATCTTATCAGCCACTTTGGTGGCGTTCATAATGAGAGCCCTAGAAGCCTCTACAACCTGCTTAGGCTCAAAGCCGATGTGTCGGATGTGGATCTTCCCAAAGTCGCTCTCAGAGATCACCATGCCATTAGAGCAGACCATACGGAAGATACCTCCCATAAGATCGTAGGCACCAGTCCCGTTGTGTGCATTCATAAGAAGCATCTCAGGAAAGGAATCACCAACACCAAAAGAATCCATATCAAGGTCTTCATGGCGAAGGCGAATAAGGTGCTTAGCATGACCTGTACTCCACAGGCGCGGTTTCACTTGCTGGGCCTTCCATGCCGTCCAGCCCTCATCTTGAAGGATCTCAAGAATATCCGTAGTGGGAAGGAAAGAGTATCGGCTAGATACCTGTCCTTTTTCGGGTTCGGTTGCAAAAGCAGCAGGGGCATAAGTACGCAGTAGTTCTTCGTTTTTAATCATATTAGTTGTCTCCATAGGTTTCAGTAAAAGCCTCTTCACGGGTCAATCCAAGGTTCTTCTGCTCTTTGGTCATGCGGAATCGCTTACCAGTCTGAGCAGTATAGTCCTCGATAGACTCATAAAGAGAGGAAGTTGTGGGTTGCTCCTTACTATAAGGGGCGTAGGTTTTTTCAGACTTGTCTGTCGATCTTCCGAAGGCTTTAGCAAAAGCCTCATCAATAAGATCAGCAAGTTCGTCGAGTGTTGA